CCGTAAAACACTTCATCGATCCGTTTCCTAGTATCGACAGGGTTTAAAGTGACTACTTGGTCCTGAATTGGGGCATTGCCGTCTTCGGTAGAATCTGGTTCTGCTCCATCTGGGCCTGCTTGAGGCGATAATGCTGCCGCTGGTGCACTAGGTGCTTGCGGAAAATAGGTGAAATCGTCCATGGTGGGAGACGGGTTGTATACTTCAAAATCATCACAAGTAGATACAAAAACATTTATTTCTACGTTATTGTCCACAACACTATTGGGTGACGTGAGTTCATTTACAATATACAATGTCAAAACACCATTGCCTCTATATCCTGAGGTTGAGGTGAAACTGGGTCCATATTGTATTGGGTCATATCCAGGCAGTGCCCTGTTCATCATAGGTCGGTCCAAACCCCATCCAACCTCTACAGTAAAATCGTTAGTATTAGCTAGATCTACTATATAGTTATAATTGGTATTGTACTCAGGCGATAATTGAATACTGGGATCATAGGATACACGCATCCTACCCTTGTGATAGGCGGAACACACAACCTGAAACCTGTACTTTAATCTGCCTCTCCACTGCCGAAACGGCATCGTTGCAAAAGCACATGCTGGGAAATGATATTCGGTGTCGAGAGACAAGGGATCTGTGTTTTGTGCCCATAACAATGGGGAAACGCTACAAGACCAAAGCTTCGCTTCTGGCGGTCCAACTGTGTTCCACGCAAAGGAAGTGAGAAACGACTCTCTACACGAAATAGACTTTACAGTCATTTCGTCTGTAGATCCCAAACCCATAGTTCTGGGGTCCACGGTCAATCCTTGCTTAGGATCCATAGACAACTTAATAGTAGTATCGGAACCATCCGTATTAACACTATTTGGAAAAGGTGTTGGTACCAAAATGTTTTCTCCAAGTGTTACCGGTCTTGTATATCCCATAGTAGAAGCCATCTTACCCACATTGTTAGCCACTTGTTGTGTGGCCATAGCGTATGGGGCGAGAGCTGGCACTGTTGCCAATGCTCCGGCAATCTTGCCAATGGCTGCTGCAGGTCTAGAGATGGGTCCATCATATTCATCAGGCCCTGCTTGTGGTGACAATGCTCCCGGTTGATCAGAAGTGGGCACAGACAAAGAAACATCTTCCGCCCAGGCAAAAACTGATATAGTTATGGGATCTGTTGCGCCATTGGCATGCTTGAGGGGTCCAGTTGAACGTACGATCATTTCGCCCATTTGAGCCCACTCTCTGGATGGAATACGCAAAGCATTACTAGGCCAAATAAAGGGACAAATAATGTCTCCTCCTTGATTGGTAGTTGGGTTAAGATAAATATGTGGACGTTGCGATTCGCCCACAATATCATTGAAGACATCCGACCGTGATGTCGTCAATTGATCAAACCCTGGCAAAGGCCTGTAGCTCACCAATGCCCTGCCATAGTAAAAACTATTTCCATTGATAAGAATCCGCACGTGTAATTTAGCACGCAATAGCATGTAATTAACTAACCTATTTTCTACACGTTTGTTTTGGAAAAATAAGG